AACGCCTACGTTAAAATATAACTAACCCCCCGGCATTTGCCGAGGGGGTTAAGTTTAGCTTTCCAATTTCCGCATGACGCTATTGTAAACCCGCGCATTTACCACTTTCAAGCTGTCCATCAACTCGTCCATGACCTCCCACGCACGGGCTGGGTCAACGTTAGACACCGCCCGGAGGAATTCGCTGTCAGGTGCGGGAGCCGCAGAATACGCCTCAACCATACGGCTTTCCCTCACTGGCTCCCGGTTCTGGTTTTGGATGGTATACAGCGCCGCCAGCTTTTCGTAGTTTGACCAGCTGGACTCTTCCGTTTCTAACCGCTTGATCCATAGCGCCACTTCTCGCTCGTCAATCATTGGGGCCTACCCCCTTTATTCCTCCATCATGTCCATTGCACGGCGCAGGGCATCCTTGATGCGGTCATCGTCGGTCTCGCGCATCATATCGTTGATCTGGCTACGCAAATGCTCGGTGGCGTCCGTGCGGCTGTAATGACCACGGACATAATGTCTCCGGGCATAGGAGCTGCCACGGCTGTAGCCACGCAGATCATCGTCCAGATAGCGCCCGGAATAGCCATGCTCGTCCATCGCCTCGATCTTGTCAATGTTTTTGATGGTATCCGTCAGCTTGTGGGCAATGTCCAGATCACCGGCACCCAGTTCGCCCTTGCGGGTCAACTCGTCAAGTTCCTTGCAGAGCATATCCCGCAGTTCATACATAGATTTCATTCCCATTGTGTTCTCCTTTCTCAGCAAACTCTGGTAATGATAAGGTTCGCGTTGCTCACGTCAATGGCCTCGCCACTAACGTTGCGGATGGACAGCGACGCGCAGCAGCCCTTTGTAACGTCAACGTACTCGGACGCCGCCACGTTGAAAAACGCCTCCGCCGCTGCGGGCGTCACCGTCGCAACGGAGGACGGGAGCGGCTCACCGTCAACCGCAATGGCAACGGAGATGGGGCCGGGGGTCCCGCCGGTGCTTACGGCAATATTGCCGATAAAGTCCACCTTATAGCGGACGCGGCACTGGGAGCAGTTACCACGGAGGTTAAACAGGCCGGAGCCTGCGCGGTGTGTCACAAGGCCCTTAGTGCAAGGGATCGGTGCCTCGGTAAAAAGCACGTTCTGGTTTGCCGCCACACTTTGCGCGGCAATGGCAGTGTATTCAGGCATAGAAATCTCCTTTCATAAAATCAGCGGCAGGGCTACTGCCCCGCCGCTTTGTCATCAGTATCGGCACGGGGCCGAACATTTTGTTGGCGTCAACAAAACATTGCCAACAAAAAGCTACGCTATGCAGTTGTCAGCAACCGCATCCGGCAAACTGGTTGCAGCAATAGGGGTTCTGCACCGTGTAGGCCGGAATGGGAGAAGGCCGGAGCTGGGACACCAGATAGCTGTTCTGCGCCGCCTGAGATGCGGCCAGCTTCAAGCCCTGATTCTCGCTCTGGAGATCCTGCAGCTTGCTCTGGGTCAGGAAGTCCAAAATGGCGCGGCTGTTGCTGTTGGCGTTGTCGATGATGTCCCGGGTGGCGTTCTGCACCGTGTTCCGGGTCTCGCAAGCCTGAGCGGCCATGTCATAGCGCACGCCCTCAATGCTGCGCTGAGTGTTGCAGCAGCACTCAGCGGCCTGCATCTGCATAGCAGTCAACTGCTGCATGAGAGCCGCCTGCTGGTTACTGCGGGAAAGCTCAGCCTGCGCAAAGCCGTTGGCCATCGCCATGTTGGTGCCGTTGACAAGCTGCGCTTGCTGGTAAAATCCGTCGCAAAGGCCCTGATTTACACTGTCGATCTTGCGCTCGACATTGGCAAAATCAGAGGTCAGCACGTAGCCGTCGACCACGCCGCCCCCGCCGTTGTTTCCAAAGCCATTGCCCCAGCCACCCGCAAAGATAAACAGGAACAGAACAATGAGCCACAGAGCGCCGTTGTCGCCCCAGCCGAAACCGCCACTACCGCCAGTATTGGTGGGTGCCACAGGCATCGTCAGCATGGGAGCGCCGTCAGAGGAAAGAGACATAGAAAAACTCCTTTCAGTTTTTTATTATCAAATCGTGGCCACGATGTTGATTACTTTATAAGCCCTTGAAACTGCTTCGCCATTTCTTGTAGCTGGTTTAACTGCTGCTGGTTCATTCTGCCGGACTGCAAAAGTTTTTCAACTTCCGCCTTCGGGTCCCCCTGAAAAGAGGCCCGGAACTGGTTGAATTGCTGCATCATCTGTTGAAACCGGCCTACCGGCGTGTTCCCGCCACCCAAAGCGTTAAAAAAGGGATTACTCATCGTCATCATCCTCCCTGCGCTTCTTTTTGCCCTTTAATTCACCCACAAGTGCCGCCAGTGCGTCGAATTCTTTTCTGGTAACAAACTCCACGCCCTTTTCCTGCGTGGCTGTACGGGGCGTTTCTGTGCGTTCTACGAGGTCATAAATCGTGAGGGACGGTTTACCGCTGGCATCCGCCTTCTTGAGGTACACCGTAGGCGCGGAGCTGTCCCACAAAGCCACGGCGGCATTGGGCGCAATCATCCAGTTCCGGGCCTCCTGTTCGCCGCTGACCCACTGCACACCGCTCTGCGCCACCGGATTCTGAGGGGGCTGTGGTGCCATCATTGGAGGCATCTGCTGTTGACGGAGTTGTGCCAGATTATCCGGCATGGGCTGTGCATAATAAGGGTTTTGCCATCCGTAAGGTGTGTAAGCCATTTTAGTCATCCTCCTTGACCCAGTAATACAAGATGTTCTCGTTGCTGCTGTCCCAGCTGTCCCAGATCATGCCGTCGCAGACGCAGACCACATGGCCGGACAGAGCCAGAATATAGGTGCCTTTTGGGTGATCCTCCGCAAATTGGCCCACCGTGTAGCAATCTGGGCAGGTGTCCGGCACGATGTACCGCTTGTATCCGATGCTGCGGAGATACCGCCCCCAACAGGCGTTTGCCGACGGCATATCCCCGTCCAAATACCCTTGGATACAGAGCCGCAAGTAAATTTCGCCCCAATCCTTGCCGGTAGCCTTTACGATTGCCCGCACGGTGCAGTCCCCCACATTTTTCCCGCAGGGGTTGGGGTTGAAATGGTTATACATACTCCCTCCGGTCATCGTAGATCAGCTCAATCATGCGCACACAGCGTTCCAGCTCCGCTGGATCGGTCTGCGCAACAATATCTCGCGCCAACTCCACCGGATACCCGCAGGCCAAAAGCCGCTCGTACATTGTGTGCGCCTCCTTTACACTTCTATGATACAAAAAATCCGGACAGCCAAACTGCCCGGAAACTGCCTGTATTCTGCCCTTAAACTGCCCGAAAAATATTTTAAGAAATTCGGTTTAACCTATTGACAATAGGTTAAACCTATTGTATATTATAGGTACAGTAAAGGAAAGGGGATCACAAGCATGAAGAAGTTCGCTAACATGAAAAGATGGTTCCAGATCGAAAAAAAGATAGAACTCAACGATCGCTACCACTGCCAGAGACTGGATGCTTTCGGGGAGATCATCGGCGAAACTGAAAAGGCCTATAAGCTGTCCGTTGAGGCTCTTTTTATGAGCGGCGAAAAGAATGTGACGATCTGGTGCCCCAAGTCCTGTGTTGAAAACGTGGTTGAGGCGTAAAGGAGAAAAATTATGAAAACTATTTTGATGGACACATACAAAATCTTAGGAGAGAATGCGGAAGCCGCTGCCGATTACATTAACGATCAGGAATCCCGAATGATTTCCGCTGGTGCGGCAAATGAGTATTTCAGCGAGGACTACCACGAAAATATGAAGCGCTTCAAAGCCGAAGCCGCCGAGAAGTTCGGGGTAACCTTCAAGAGCCTGTTTTAAGCCATGCCGGATAGCGAAGCGAAACGCCAGTGGATGGCGCAAAACACCACCTTCATCGGGCTAAAGCTCAACAACAACACCGATGCCGACATCCTCGCCGCGCTGGAAGGCAAGGCCCGCCAGACGGAGATCAAGCGGCTCATCAGAAAGGGTCTGGAGGTGGAGCGGAATGACGCGTGAGCGGACAAAGCGGACGCCTGACGGGAAGATCTATCGCTATACCATGTCGGATGCCGCCGTCGAGAAGGAGGACCAGGCGAAAAAGCGGTGGCGTGCTGAGAACTACGCCAGGCTCACGGCGGACATCCCGAAAGAAATGATGCAGCAGATCACCGAGGCCGCCGCCAGCAAAAAAATCTCCAAGCGGCAATTCATCCTTGAAGCACTTGAAGCCGCGCTGGGAAAATAGAAAGAGCCGTGTCCGAATCGGACACGGCTTTTTTTATCCCTGCATATCATCCGCGATCTTGGCGTAGGCACGCCGCCGGATCTTGGCCAACCCGTCCACGCTGACGTGGAGCAGCGCCGCCGCCTGTAGGCAACTCTGGCCGTGGACATCCACCGCCAGCACCGCCGCTTCTTCGTCAGGCGGAAGGCCTACCAGCCGGACGGCCTGCGCCGCCCGGGCCGGGGCCATGGATGACAACAGCGCCCGGATCTCTCGGTTTGTTTTCTCCATGGGTTTTCCAGACTTGCAGAGCGCGTTTCCGCGTGGATGTTGCCATCTTCTGGCCCTCCTCTCAGTAGTTTAGCCCGTCCAGTCGGCCTTGGCCTCTCTCACGTCGATATGACAAAATCTGTCATAAACCCCCACGCCGCCCCAGTCCGGCATCAGCGTCCGGGCGAAGGCAGCCACCGTCTCCGGCTTCTGGCCGCTGACGGAAATATCCGCCGCCATGCCGTAGCAGTGCTGGCTGTGGGCCACACCGCCGACCTTGGCGTTGTACTGGGGCGTGCGGTAGCCACTGTGGATGACCACCGGAGCGCCGAAGTGGGCGCGGATGGTTTCCAGCACCATTACCAGCCGGGGAGCCACCAGCACCGCGTCAGACCCGTCTCCACACGCAAACTCCCGCACCTTGAAATGGGCGGAAAGCTGCTTGCCCCCGGAGGCGGCTTTGCTGTAAGCGTTGATCTCAACCATGATTCAGCACCTCTTGCAGTCGGCACAAGATGCCCGCTAAGTCCTTCCGGGTCATAGACTGATTGATTGCCAGCATGTCCGCCCCCGTGTAGACGCCGGAGGTCTTGCACCACTCCAGCGCCGCCGCGTCTTCATCCAAAGGCTCGCTGCCACGCTCCCAGAACAACAGCAGCGTGGGCACCTTCCGGGTGCTGGTGACCTTCCCGCCGGGAAAGATACCCTGCGTGGAGCCGCCGCCGTCCAGCATGAGGGCATCCACCACACCCAGCCCCAGCAGCTTGTTCTGGAGCTGCTCACGGGTCAGGCTGGACTTGTCGCACCACAGGCACACCTTACCGTTGGGCATCCAGCCCACCGCCGTCCGGGCAGCAGGCCTGGCCACGTCGGCGGTCAGGCCCCGGTAGAGCTTGGACCCGGCCTTGAGGATGGGGACACCGGAGAGGAAATTGTCACGGCGGTCCGTGCTCATAAGGGGCAGGCCGTTGTCACCGATGCTGACACCAAAATCGTTGTACTTATCCCGGCTGATGATTTTTCCGTCGATCACCGTCCAGCCCACCGGCTGAAACTTCCCGTTGAACAGATAACCGTTGATGATGTGGGTGCAGCCGGTCTTGGCCTTGATCTGCGCTGGGGTCAGCTTGCCGGTGTTGTGGTAGATCTGCGCACGGGCGCAGTCAAACGTATCAACCATTGATTCTCACGGCCTTGGTGGCGTGGCCGTCCTCGTCAAAGGTAATGCGGTAATGGCCTTCCGGGACCCAGACCTCCTCCTCGGTGTTGGCTTTGGCGGGGTCACGCCGCATGTAGTCATGCAGGTGACGCACGTCGGCGGGTTCGGTCTCAGCAGGGATGAAGCCCTCCCGCATTTCGTCCTCAGTCCAACCGGCCACGCCGCCGTCCGGGTTCAGGTGGAAGTTGGCTCCGGCATTCTTCAGTTCGGCGTTGATAGCCTCCACGGTCTTGCCGTTCTTCTTGCCCTCGTTGATGATGTTCTCGTAGATCTTTTCCATGGTATGTACCCCTTTCAAATTTTCGGTTGACTTTTCAACCGTTTTTGTCCTCGTTGACCCGCTGGGTGCCGAAATAGAAGCCGATGACCACCGTAAAGATGGTCAGGAACTCGCTGCCGCTGATGCTCTCCCGCAGGGCCAGCACCGCGAAGATCCCCGTCAGGGTGATGGTCACGAGGCTTTTCACCGCAAGCAGATTGCCCAACCGTTTCTTGATGTTCTCCATGTTTTTCTCCTTTCACTCTTTCCGGATTGGGAGTTCCCCAACCTCGGACATGATGATTTTCAGGTGCCCGTTGCCGCCAAGGGATTTGTACGCCTGGTGCATCTCGTCCAGCGTTTCCCTGTCCGACAGGCTGACGCTGCCGTCGGAGATGTACTTCTGGCCCAGATAGCGCACCCGGTCGATCAGCAGCACTTTCAGCGCGTCTACGATGGCGTCCCGCTTGTCATCCTTGGTCCACTTCCGCTGGAGGATCGCGAGAATGATGGCGGTCACGCCGGAGCCGGTGGCGGCAGTTAATACGATCTGTAGAATTTCCATTCTACACCCCCTTAAAAAGTTGCAGTTTTTAGGGTAGTTCCGACTTGCTTTCGTGCAAGTCAAAAGTCCGACTTGGTTTCGTGCAGGTTAAAATTCAGGCCAGCTACGCTCACAAATAGGGCAAACCCACCGCCCCTCTGGCACAATGGCTCCGCATATCACACAATAGTCCATAGTCAGTCGGTGGTCTTGGTGTATTTAATCAAAGCACGGACATCTGTGTCCATCAAAGGTTCTGAATAGTTCCATATCATAACGGTCGTTCCACTACCTGTTATTGAACACCTTACGCCATTTGCATCATAATAGGGCAAAGTATTCCCCCGCTGCGGAGAATAGGCACTAACTGAAACTATACTATTTGCATCAGGCGAAAATACAAGGTCTTTGTGCGTTCCTTGTGCTGGAATCGTCCCACAATCTACCAGCTTGGCATACACCGGCTTTCCGAGATACCGCTCCGTGGTGCGGTACTCAGTGCCCAACTCCATGGGTGGATTGATCCATTCGACGGGCTGCCACACCCCATTATCCTTTAACATTCGCCACAATCCATTGGTAGTGCCTCTCGGGTCGGGCGAAATGCCAATCAGTGATGCGCTTGTACCTAATAGTTTTGATAGAACGGCAACGATATTCCCGGCCCCAGAATATTGGCCCGTTGAAGCTGGACCACGTGTATAAATAAGTTGTGATGTTCCGTCTGGCATATCGGCAAGTAACGCATCAAGCTTGCCACAGTATGTTTCATAGGTATCTTCGGCATCGGATGCAAGCACATCTTTCATCGCTTCACCCCACCCAAACCCGCCGGGGACGGAGTTGATATTTTTCCGCGCCTGCGCCTTCTGTGCATCGCTGAGCGTCTGCGGCGTGTAGAGCACCGCACCCTGTACGGTGTCCGCGCCGATGTTCGTCCGGGCCTGCGCCTTCTGCTCGTCTGTGAGGTTCTGGGGCGCGTCGTAGCGGACGAAGTTGCTGGAGCCGCCCACAGGGCCTTCCGGGCCTTGCTTCCCCTCCGGCCCCTGCTTTCCTTCGGGGCCTTGGATGCCCTGCTTGCCCTGCGGGCCTTGCAGGTTGCCGTTGGGTACCCACTTGCCGTGGACGGAATCCCAGATGTAGATGTTGTACGGAGGCGCAGTGCCCACGCCATACACGTCACCGGCCTTGGGATTGGGGACGGCTGCCTTGAGGGCGTCCAGCGTATCAAAGTAACCCAAAATGACGAAGCTGGAACCGGCCTCGCCGGGATCGCCCTTGTCGCCCTTTTTACCGGGAGGGCCGATGGGGCCTTTAATGGACGTCAGCGTGGTCAACGTAAAGGCATACACCCAGTTGGCCGTGCCCTTGAGGTACACCTTGCCATAGTCCGCAGAGGCCGTGCTGTCCGGCAGAATCAAAACGAACTGGCCGCGCTGGACGTCCGCACCGGTGAAGTCCTGGTTCATCTCGGTTACGCTCTTGTACTCCTTGGTGATGCCCACCGGCACACCGGCAGAGGCCAGCCGCGCGTCGATCTCCTCGCCGGAGTAGGCGGATGTGTAATAGTCTTGCAGCTTGACGAAGATCTCCTCCAAAACTGCGACTCTCTGTTCAATCGTCATGTTTCACACCTCACACGATGAAAAGTTTGTTCAAGCGGTCAAAAAACAGGCCGCCGCCCCGCTGGACCAACGGCCCTGCTTTTGCTTGCCCGAATTTGCGGTAGTACAAAATAACACAGCCGTCCGCGCTTGGGCCGCCTGGGCCGCCTAAACCGCCGGATCCGGGTGTGCCGGGGGTAATGGTGCCGTTTCCGTTCTTCACGGCAATTCCGCCGGAGCCGGCGCCGCCGCCTCCGTAGCCGCCACGTCCGCCCCTGCCGTACCGCTTCGGCTTGGAGGGGGTGAGCGTGGCCGTCATGCCGTCCGCACCGGAGCCGCCGGTCACATCAACGGTTGTCTCGCCCGGCAGGCCGCGTCCGGAGGATCCGGCTTTGCCGTTGGCTCCCGCCGCCGGGCCGCCGCCCAGACCGGAGCTGTACCAGCCGTAACTGCGCGGAGTGCCTGTTGATGCGATTCTGGTCATGCTGACTTTCCCCTCGCTGCCAGCCACAGGGCCGGGGGTAAATGCGTTCCCGTCCTCGTCATAAGCAATCGTGCCATTGACGTATTTCTGAACGCTATCATCTGTGTACTCACTCACAGCCGGATCGCGTCCGGCGCCATCGCCGCCGGGGAGGCCGTCCTCGCCGATGCCGCCGAACTGCTCCCCGGTGATGGGATCCGTGAAGCCAAAATCGGGAGCAGACGCGCCCGCCGTAGTCATGCCGTGGAACAACGTATCCGTGCCGTCTGTACCGGGGAGGTCGTCCGGGCTGAATTCGGCGCCCTTGCCGCTTTTTCCGCAGGCATAGGCAAGGCTTTTCAACTGGGACACATCGAGATCGCCCTCTACGATCCTGCCGCCCATTCCGCCCTTGCCGCCGGGGCCGCCCTTGCCACCCAGCGCCAACGCGTAGCCGTCTACCCGATCCTCAAAAACCGGGTTCGTCCACGAGAACTTAGGCCCCGATTGGGTATCTTCGCCCTTTTCGCCGCAGCGCCCGCCCTGCCCGGCGGAGATCATCACATAGTGGATCGTTGTGGTGCCTTCCGGGATCTGGAACTCGCCGGAGCCGGTAAGGACTACCCGCTCGTCCAGATATTCCGCAGATTCCGGCTGTGCCGGGGTAAAGCCCACCAATGCCTCCATGCTGCTTTTAAGCGTCGCGCTCATGGTGGTGTCAAGAGACTGGATGCAAGCGGAAACCATTTTTTTGTCATACGGATGATATACGCTTACAACGTGGCCCGGTTTCTCGTGCCCGCTTACAATGTCATTGGTGATAGTTTCGCGGCATCGGTAATAGTCCGCAAGACGCTTCGCCACGGCGTAGGAATTCACCAGAGATACCAGCGTGGCGTCTGTAACTGATTTGATGTTTTCCACAGCGCCAGCCGTCACAGGCTGCGTAATTAGGCGGGTGTTGTGGATATACGCCTTGCCGGTCAGTGCGCCAGCGCCAGCGGAGATCTTGGCGTAGTTCGCACCGCTTTCCAAGATTGTGAAGCCAGTCGCAGAGAGGGAGTGCATCGGCTCGGAGAATGTGATGATATCGCCATTCTGCGCCGTGCCGGAGAATAGCTCCTTTACCTCCGTTCCCGCAACGTATTGATGCTCTGTTACCGTCACGGCAGAGATGGGTGAATCGTATTTCACGGTTCCCCCAGTGTAAGATCGGTCGACATCAATCAACGATGCCGTACCGTCCCACAAGGGTTCAATTCTCAAAACACCGTTCAGGTCTGTGCGGAGATAGGCCCCAATGGCAAAAAGCACTTGTGCGAGGTTGTCTCGTGCAGAGCGTTCTTTCCCATCCGCATAAGGAAGCCAGCCGTAAAGTTTAACTCCGGCATATACACTTTTTATCAGCGAAGAGATGTTGCCGCAGATTTCTTTTACAACATCTTCCACGGTCTGGCCTGTGTAAATGCCGCCAGTATGCACCATTCCGGTAAGTGCGCCCATAGGGGACCGCCCTGTAAGTTGATAAGTGACAGGCCCGATACGGGAAACGCCGCTGCTTACAAACCTTGCTTTGATTTCGCCGCCTCTGTAAACAATGATGGGGGTGTTATTGGGGAGTGCAGAAAGCTGTGCGCCTATTGTTGTGGTGCAAACTTCTACGCTGACCGTATCAAACGAAAGGCTACTTTTATCCAATGCAACTTCTTGAAAAGATGAGCAGTAGTCTAAGCGCATATCATCCTTAGATGCATCCCGGTCGAACTGGTAGGGGCCGATCATGATATAATCCATACGCCCTCCTTACCGCGTGATTTGCGGTGCGATTGGGATGAAATGGATTTCAATTTCTCCCCAATAATTGATCCCGTTTTCAACTTTTTCAATATCGTGCGATGCGCTGGTGTAGTATGCGCGATAGGAAATAGTTGTGTTTCCGTCCGCGGCTTCAAGCAAAACGGAATCGTCAATGGAATGGGCTTTGAGATAGTTCCAGAACGCATCATAGCTTCTGTAATCGTCCCCTCTGCGGAAAACGGTCACCTTATGCCCGATGTACGTCCCCAGAACATCGCGGATCATCCGGCCTGTGTCTTTCGATCTCCCAGCGTTCTCCCCATCGAGAACGCTGAAATTTTCGTTGTACTTGGAGATCGCGACATTCACATCAAATGAAGTCCCGTTAATTTTGATGTAATTCATATACACCGCCTTTAGGTCACTTTAATGCCGACGCGCTGCGTCTGGTCTTTGTTCAGCTTGAAGATGATGCGGCCCAATTCCTGTTCGCCGATTTTAAGGATTGCCGTCTGATTGCCACCGCCATACTGCGACATGCCACGGGCCACCGCTGCCTCGATAGCAGATTCAGGGGCTTCAATGTTGTTCCCCTGCTTCTGGTCACCCAGTACCGCCAAAAACTCACGGTTCGGGGGAATAACTGCGCCGGTCGCCAAACGCGGAACGGATGAGGGGGCAATTGCAGGCATAGCGGAACGTGCCGCCGGATTTCCACCGGAAACAGATTTCGTAGAATTAAACCCGCCTGCTTTTGCAGCTATACCAACGCCAAGCAGCGCCGCACCAGCTAAAAGCATTGGGACATTTAGCGTCATAGCGCCAATAGCCACAAGAGCGATCCCCAGCAAAAGCATTGCCGTAGACACCCATCCGGAAACTTCATTCAGATGCAAGGTTTCAACCCAGCTCTGAAATTTGTTTGTGGTTGTGCCTATCGCAAACCCGCTCACAAGCAAAGCCGCACCAGCCAAAAGCATAAAGATATTCATGGTCATTGCGCCAAATGCAATAAGGGCAATTCCTGCAAGCATAAGGGCAACAGATACCCAGCCAACAACCTTATTCAAACCGAGTGTTTCAACCCAGTTCTTGAGGTGGCCCTCATTTATTGCTGCAATTATTCCCATGCCAAGAATGCCAAGTCCAACTGCCAAAAGAATCGGGTTCGCCGTCGCCGCCGCAAATGCGACCAATGCAATACCGCCAAGAAGAAGCGCAACAGATATCCACTGTGCAACGGAGGTCAGCTTTAACTTCTCCCACCATGCCTCAAGCCTTTCTTGCCCAATGACTTCTGCCGCAATGCCAAACCCTAATAGCGCCACACCCGCAAGTACGATCACAATGTTTCCCATTGCCGCGCCGATGGCAATCATAGCGATTCCGGCGATTTGCATAGCTGCTGTCACATATCCAAAAGCCGAATCTAATTTGAGCGCACTTGCCCAGTCTGTAAACGTTCCGCTTTTTACGCCAACATAAATGCCAGTAGCTATTAAAGCAATTCCGGCAACCACCATTAGAATATTACCGGTAGCCGCACCAATGGCGATTAACGCAAAGCCAGCGATCAACAATGCTGCCGTAATAAAAGATGCAGCGCGATTAAGTCCAAGCGTTTCTGCCCAATCATCCATCATGCCGCTGTTTTTTGCATAAAGAACGGCAAGGCCAATCAGCAAAAGTCCAGCAATCACAAGGAGGATGTTTCCCGTTGCCGCTCCGATTGCGACCATTGCAATGCCAGCAAGGATTACAGCCGTCACAATAAATTCCGCAACATTATTGAGTCCAAGTGTATCCACCCAGGATTGCAAAACTCCGGTTTCCTCTGCGACAAAAAGCCCAGCGCCAATGAGAAGCAATCCAGTTATAACCATCTTAATACTCCCAACCGATGCGCCGATGGCAATAAAGGCAATGCCCGCTAAGATCAAAGCGCTTGCAACTTTTTCCGCTGCGCTTCCAAGCATTTTATCGAGCCAATTTTCATTTTCAGAAAAATTAAAGTCCGGTTCTGTTTTTTCCTTATTGTCTCCGCCTAATTTATTAATTTCATCAAACGAGGCAAGCGCTTTGCCAGCCTTTTTTGCAGATTTGCCCGTTTCGTCTAAAGCGTCCGATTCTTTGTAAAGGTTCTCTGCTTCTTTTTTTGTTTGGTCAATCGTCGACCCAAACAAAACCGCTGTAATTTTTGCCATAGCAGTCACAAATTGGGTTAGCAAATTCACGAATGATGTAAACGCCGGAAGCAAAACATTCACAAACGGCTGTGCGAGTGTTAGCAAAGCACCTTTTAATCGCGATAGCGCTTTTGTAGCCTGATCGTTGGTTTTAACCGCCTTCCCGAGCCATTCGCGCACGGAGCGGAGTCCTTGCACAATTAAGCCAAACACGAACACGCGACGGACAAGCCCTTTTACTCTGCGAGAAAACCGATCCATATATTTGTCTGCTTTTTTACTTGCAGCGGCCAGCGCAGTAGAACTCTTACTTGCTCCAGCAATCTGCGCAGAAAGTTCTCCCGCCCGGTTGCTCATTCGTCCAAGGCTTCTGGTATCTTTGGCAATGGACGCATCTACAGCCTCAACCCTTTTTTGCACACCATCCCATTCTTTTTGCATCGTTGCCACGGTTTGTTCCTGGTCTTTAATCGCACTTGATGTAAAAAATTCGTTTCCGCTTTTCATTTGCGACAGCTTAGATTTAGCCTCATCGAGATTTGCGGCAATCTGCTTTGATTGCTCCACGAGTGGAATTGCTTGCTGCTTTTTATCGCTGATCTTTTCATTGAGCGCATCGATTTTTTTTGTTAGCCTGTTTAATTCCGTTTGCGCCTGCTTATCATCAATGTCCGTCTTTATGATGATGGAGCCATCTGCCATGCTATCGCCTTCTTTCCCTTGCTTTTTATGCATTTTATGTTATACTTGATAAAAGGAGTTGGTATCAATGGAAGATCATGTCACACAAATGTGTAGTAATTTATTTGATAAAAACGAGAATAAAATTGACGTCAACATTGTAGCAACCGTGTATCTTTCAGCTTTTGAAATCTCCGCATACTTAAAAAAATGCACAAATTACTCAAGCGCAGATATTAAACTCGTTGCAAAATACATCAACGATTTACCAGGCTATGACTACTCAAGAAAAGAAATTTCATACTACAAGCGAAAAATCGAAAGATGTGATTGGGATTTTTCGACGCCAACAAAGAAAATGGATCCCTCCATGCGAAAAAAGCAAACAGCAGTTCTTTTGCCGGGCGAAGAAGTTCTCGACACGCTCAAATTTTCATGTATCCCACTTATATCGTGGTGCATTTTATTTGTATTTGCCGTGTGCAAGGCTTCTTTAATGCAAATGGAGGACGTATGGTTTTTTGTCCCTTTGGTCTTTGCATTCCCGGTCTTATACGAAATTTTCAGGCTGACCATGAACCATGTTGTTTTGACAAACAAACGCCTCATTGTTCGCGTTTCAGTACCGAAAAAGATTTCAGTAGATGTGCCAATTAACAAGATAAACGGTGTGTCTGTAAAATCGTCATGGCGAGAGTATAAATATGGAGCATTGCAAATTGACACTTCATCTGATCGGTTTTTGTTTACAAGTACAAAGTCACCTGGCGTTTTCAGAGACTCCGTAATTTCGGCTATGGAGCAAAACAAATCCGATGCCATGCGTCAACAGGCGAAAGAAATCGCAAAAGCTATGAAAAACATTTAATGCATCTGCCGCCCTCTTCGGAGGGCGGTTTTCATATCCATTTGCTGATAACGTCCTCGTCCTGTTCCGTATATTGCCGCTTGAAGTCAACCAAGTGCCGGTTCTGCTTGTAAAACTCCTGTTCGCTTTTATCCAGTTTCTTCCCCTTTGCCTTTTTATTGCGAATCCCCACAACCTGGGCAAAGGTGCAATCCCCAATTTCCTGATACGCGGATACCCACGTCCACCAGTGCAGATACTCAACGGATCTGACTTCTTGTCCCAGAACGCGGTTGACTGGGGCAACGATCAGGGGAAAGTCCTGCTGCCAATCCATCAACTTCGGCCCACGCTTTTCCTCACGCTGCTCTTCGCCGCAGTTGATAAATTTTGCGCATTGCTTGATCGCTTCCTCGTAGTCGCTTTGCGGCATTTCCGCAAAGTCTGGATAGAAAATGTCAAGCATGGCCTCGGCCTTTTCTTCCTCCGACAACTCAGCGTCAGACAGTGCCTCAATAATCGTCAGGATATCGCGATAGTCAGAGCGTATCTGGTACTCAGTGCCGTTTACCTCTACGGCAGTCGGCAGATCGTACCTCATTTGTGGTACTTCTTCGTATACTTGCTCACGCGGGGGTTGGTGGCTTTCTGCTCACGGGCAAAGGTGGTGTCAACCTCATCCATGATAGCAAGCATCAGGTTCGCCCACACAGGCAGGCCGTCCGCCAGCGCATATACGTTCATCTCGCCAAACAGGGCAGAGCAAATGTCAAAGCCGAACACATCGTTGATGATCTCGCGCATTTCCTCGTCCATCTTCCGGGCGGTTTCAAAAACTTCCCGCTTGTTGGCGGTCTTTTCCACCTCTGCCTTGTACGCATCCTGCTTCTTGTCGAGGATATCAAAGGCATTAAACAGCTTTTCCACAAAGGCGCTGTCGGTGGGGTTAAAAGAGAATTCGCATTTTCCGTTGATGTTGTAGGTAACTAAACCGGTATCGAAAATCAGGTCTTTCATAATAGCCTCCGAAATTGGGGCGGGTTTGCGCCCGCCCCTTTGTTTTTAAGCCCCGGCCGTAAAGGTCACACCACTGGTATCCTTGGTAATGGTGCCCAGCGTACGATTGCCGCCGTAGGTGATCTCACTCGTGATGTTGAGCGTACCGCCGCCGTCACCGCCGATGCCCGTCACGGCAATAGCACAGGAATCATACCGCTCGGCAAACTTCGCCTCGCCGGACGTAGCGTAGAAGTGTCCAATCATCATATCCTGATTGGCAAGAGCCTGCGCATCATGATCCTTGACGGCAAGGTTCCACATCTTCACCGCAGCAGCGTCACCAGCATCCAGAGGGATGGGATCAAAGGTCTGGGAAATAACGGGCTTCTTCATGGTGGTGAAAGTGTTGCCCAGGATGTCCTGTTTGCTCTCCTGACCCCAGTCCATCTCTTCGCTGGAATCCTCCACACGCTTACCGATGGCGCTCCAAATGGGAGCTTCCTTAGAGCCGGTATTCAGATACGCGATCAAAAGCTCGCGGTCAATGGTCTGACCTTCGGGCGTCGCAAAAGTTAAATCTGCCATTATACATTCACCTCGTAAATCAGTTTTAGCGGGACCATGTAGTCCTCGTATTGGTCGCTTGTCGCGCCGAGATACGATGCAAACGCAGACGTCTCAACGCGGAGGGCGCGCCTGCCCTCTCCAATGTCCGGTCGCTGCATCTGCGCCCAGTCCGCAAATTTGTTCAGCACTTCAACCGCCTTCAAGCGTGTATCGTCGCTCTTGCCGGGTGGTGCGATCTGGTAGTGGATTTCAAACGAATACTCCGCCTGATAGCCGCCGCAGATATACTTCTTGGTGATAACGGCACCCTGAACGGAGGAAAGCGCCATGCCTACCGTTTTTGCCGCGAAATACTCGTATTTGATCAGATCCACATTCTCCGGAATACCGGGAAAGCGGTTCGCCCAAATCAGCATCAGGCGGTCAAGGTCTGCCTTTTCGCTGCTGGATGCCAGCATTACAGGTTTTTCTTTAGAGATCACGCTTCACCGCCTTTTCTGCTACACGCACCCACTTCTCCATGTTCTGTGCCTTGGATGCTTCAAACCAATGGGAGCAGGTCCCGGTTCTGTGGAAAATCAAATCCTTTTCCGGCACCGCCGGAACCTTCGTAACGCCTTTCCGCGCATAAGAGCTTCCGGTCAGCGGGTCAACGTACAGTTTGCCGTAGTACAGATATCTGGCATACGGCCCTGGATAAACAACCGTGTTGCCCGTTACCTTTGTACGCGTCCTCAGAGAGCCTGTGAGCATAGGAACGAACGGAGCGGTATCTTTTGCGACCTGCACCGCCAGAACGTGTTCTGCGCGATCACAGCCCTTGGAAACGGCCTCTTTTACAGCGTCCATGCCGTCCGTCTGAACGGAAAATTTCAACGCCATATCACACGCCTCCGACCTGCCAGTGCTGCATATCAACGCTGCCGAAATCCTTCTCGTCAACCTTGGTCACGGTGTAGCAATTGTCCTGAGCCAACGCCACAGTTTCATTGTCCGTCACAAACTCGCCTTTGATGAAAAACGTTGTCCCACCATTGCCTTTGACAGAAAGCGTCCACAGGTCGGTTTTGTCCTCTGCGGCGTAAAACCGCTGCGGACCGACATAGGCTTTCACCTTGCCGGTAAAGCCGTCCACAGCTTCCACGCCAAACGGGATGTAGAGGTCAACTGCATCAGCCCCGGCAAGACCGCTCTCGCGCACGTTAACAGCTTTAGATGCTTGCAGCATCACGCCATGAAGTACGGTCACATACAGCTTTTGCGTTTCCTGAAACGTCTCCTTGTCGGTTTCTTTGACCGGATTGTAGATCGTTACAGTGTGGGGAGCGTACATGATCCGCACCCCCTCCCTCGGTACAGCAAGCCAGTGTGGGCAAGATACTCCATGCAGGTCTCTGCGAGCAGCTTTCTTGCCCCATCCGTAGCGTTCAGCGCGGAAACGGCAGATTCGCCGCCGGTCGCCAGTGTGCGGGAATAACCGCCAACCGTTTCGCTTTTGACTTCTGTATCATTAGCGGCAGCGCTCGCAAGGTTCTTCATTGCAAGCGCCTGCGCGGCTTCGATAACCGCGTACTTGTCAACCAGCGCACAGCAGCACATCTTTACCGCATCCAGATCCCCGTTGTCCTTGGCCCGGTTCTGCGTGAAATAATCGAGGAAGGAGCTGGCCCGGACAGCCAGACGCGGAAAATCCCCACTGCTTACAGTGCCCATATAGACACCGGAGTAGTATGTGTAATCAGCGTATGTCAATTGGGTCAGCTCCTTTCAAATCAACCAGAAACAGTGACAGTGGCAGTGCCGGTCTTTGTGCCGTCCTGCTTGGACTTGGCGGTAACGGTAATACTGCCCTTGGTTTCGGTAGCGGAGACAGTCAGGACGCCCTCATCGCTGATTTTGCTCTTGGTTCCATCCTGAGACCATTCAACCTCGCCGTTGATGATGCCCTCACCGTCAACCTTGGCGGTAAACAGCTTGCTTTCGCCCTTCTTTACGGTGGCGGTAGCAGGGGACACAGCAACGGTGGAAATAGCGCCGCCCTTGCCGTAAACGGAGAAGGGGAACGGGTTCACCTTTTCTGCGTTGTAAGCGTTGATGGGGTTTGCAATCTCCCAGCCAAGACGCATGACAGCGCGCAGTGCGACCATATCGTTCTGCATGAGGTTGTAGACGATGTCCTTCGTGGCGGGGTCCTGAATCACGCCCTCGGTAAAGACCTTGAAGGTCATATCCTGACGAATGGCATAGACGAGCTGACTCCAATCGCCAACGATCATCTGTGCCTGCGCAGGGTCGAACGCACCGTTCATGGGGAAGTACATATCCATTCCATCAAGGCCGTATCTGGTAGCACCCTGCATATCGGTCTTGAAGATGGGCTGGCCAGTGGTGTCTTTCAGGCCACGCAGCTTGCCGCGCATCTGAATAGCGGACATCACGCCGTTGGGGTTGAAGCCGTCCAGTTCAACCTTGGAAATCAAGCCGCCTTCTCCCATGATGTCGGAGTAAATGTCAGAGCTGACAGGAACACCATTGCCCGCAGCAATAGCAGAGGGCACAACGCCATCACGCCAGGTGCTGGGCTTGTTCGTGCCAAACAGCATAGCGCCGTCAATGACCTTGCCGAAAGCTTCGGTCAAGCGGGGCTTAACCTCGCCCCAGATGTCATAGTCGGCGTCATCGAGTGCGGCCTCGGGGATGGGTACGATAACTGCGATTTCCTCGGCATACAGTTTCTTCTTGTCCCATGCCATCTTAGTGGTCTGCTTGAATGCCTCACCAGCGCCACTGTCAGAAGCTTCGCCGTTGACGAAATACGCGGAGGGAAGTGCGTCAAGCACGTTGATGGTCTGCGTCTTGCTGGACATATTTGCCAGTCTGCGCCCCATGCGCAGAACGGCAGATTCAGCGATAGCGCCCTGCATGATCTCGCGGGTTACGGGTTCCGGGATCAGGCCAGAAAGTGCGGAACGATCAATACTTGCCATGTTATATTCTCCTTTTTGTTACTTGAGTGCGCCGCGAATCAGATTGTTCATCGCAGCATTGGTGTCAGTTTTCTTTTCACCGCCGCCAACGGCAGCGGACCAGTCAATTTTTACGCCATCCTGAAACGCGGACGGATCGGCGCTGACTTGTTCCTCGTGCCATTTGTCAAACCCATCAAGCGCGCCGTCTTTGATTTCAAGATGCTTTGCTTTCAGGTCTGCCAAATACGCCTTCTCGGCAGCTTTAGAGCTAAACTTCACGCCCTTCTCAGAAAGCGTTTTACGGATAACGTCTGCGTAGTCATAATCGGCAATCTTGGACTTGTAGCCCTCGATCTCCTTTTTGAGTGCGTCCGTTTCCGCGTTTCCGTTTGCTAAAAACTGCTTGTTTTTTTCCACTTCCGCGTCCAGCTTGCTCTGAACAGTCGAAAGCGCCTTTGTGATTCGCCTGTCAAACTCCGCCTTGTAGGTGGGGTCAGCCAGTATTTCATCAAAAGTCCTAATTTCGTCTGCCATTTTTTATTCTCCTTTATTCCACAGCGTCATTCCCCACTGCGTATTACAACAAAAGAGCCAACCACCGAAAAAAACTCAGTAGTTGGCTCCTATTGCCCTTTCCCGCGCCCAATTACGCGGGAGTTGAATATTTGATTGTTTTCTTGACCTCTAACACGATGTATCCGTCACCCTTGCGCCGGATCTCCGCGTCATTGCCGCGCCGGATAATAGCCTCGATGGCCTGCATCAATTTATCATCCATTAGCCTACCCCGATTTCTTTCAAATATGCTTCATACTCATAGGGGACGCCAATGTCATAATTCTTGTAGTAATGTAGGAACTCATACGGGAAGGTGAATTTACCGTCCCAAAACATACCTGCGTGAAGTTCTTCGCCAGTAAACATATCAGAACTGGGCAGCGATGTCAGCCCGGCATCGAGGGAGGAAATGTGGCTTAAAATCGCTTCTTTGGGGATACTATTTTTGTATTTCTTATAGTCTTCAAAATTCTCAATAGAATTCTTGTATGGCAATCCTTTAAAAAAACCGAAATCCATGTCACTTTCTCCTTCCTCTTTGATTTGGGGTAAACGTCAAAATATTTCCTTCCCCATGCGTTCCTACTTTCAGTACGCCAGCACCGGAAATAAAAAGCACATCGTCTGGGGCTTTTACTTCAACGCCAAGTGCATTTGCCAGCTCTTCTGCAAAGCAATAATCGTTTTCCATGCGTGCGCCTGTGCTGCAAGATAGCAAACGAACTTTCTGGCCGTTCCACCCCTTACTATGCCGAATGACTGCGGCAAGTAAGCGCGGTGACATATTGAGTTCTTTTGTGCCAAATCCGACTGCCGTCTGGCTTCCGTGCATAGCGACGTCAAAATACGTTTTAAGAGGTTTTACCCTTTTAACGTTTTCATTCAGCGGGTCACCGTCCGGGAAGCAAGCAAAGCCATTTTCCAGCTTTATTGTACGTCTTTTCACAATAGAATTCAAGTTATCTCTTGCGTCTGCGCCGAAAAACTCGAGAGTGTCGCTATCGTCTTTAGCGTTAGACGCTGCCACTTCCGCCCGATGCGTTTTCACGGCATTTGCCATTTTTAACGTTGCGTCATCCGTGAAATAGACGCGCATCCGCTCCGGTTGCTCCGGCAGGCCAGCTTTCGCGCTGAACGCCTTGTATTTAGCGTTTAACCGCCGTAGCCGTATGTTTACCGCAGTCTCATCTTCATGCAATCCTGCGGCCTTGTAGGCGGCTTTTTCGCGCTTTAGCTTTCTAACGGTCCGCTCAATGCGGCGTTGCATCTGGGTTGCCTCGTATGCCGTGTAATCCTTGCCATCAAATGTGCATCCATGGCCGTCATCGATGTGTTCCAACTGTTCATCCGTGTAAGTGCGCTCGGACACGCCCTCAACCCATGGGAACCGCCTGTGGCGGCAGTTGGCCCCTTCCAGACCGTCAACAGCGCCCAGGCCGCAAACGTCATAAATGCTCGGATAAATGTCTCCGGCACGGACGCTGTAAACACGTCCTTGCCAATCCTTATGTGATGACCACGGTGAAGGCCCCGGCTTATCTCGTGCGCCAACATGGGCCGAAACTTCAAAATATGGTGTATCCAGATATTCTGCGGATTGCTCCGTATACTTGGCGCAGATTTGAGATACGCCGGCCATTACGGCTCTTCGCACAGCAACATCGACATGATCCTGATGACCGCTTTCGTAGTCAACCACTTTTAGACCGCTGTCCGCAAGTTCCTTCACAGCCGTTTTAATCGCCTGATTGTAGTTAACTGCACCGCTTTGCACCTGCAACACTGCGCTGTCAAGCGCCCATTGGTACGCTTTGGCAGGTGGGAGCATTGTACGCCCAGCGTCCACCAGGAAGCCCATGGATGCGGTCAGATTGTGGAATGTATCAAGTGTCTGCGTCCTAATCGCCGCCACTTCCGCAGCGTCAACCAGTGTCTCAGGCTGGGTGATATGCGCAAGGTCAATCATATCGGTGTAATACTGTTGGTTCCTTGCGACCACATCGCCCAGCAGCTTGTCCAGCTTAGTTTTGCTGATGCCGGAAGTCTCGCGGATTGCTTTCTCGATCTCCTTTAGGTCGATGCCGTGGGACCGCAACGCCCGGATGTCCTGCACCGTTACCTCGTTCAGTTCATCCGCAGCTTTCAGCCGGGAGCAGATTTCATCCAGCAATACGAGTTCAAGTGCCCGGAACAGTTCTGCCAGATCCTCTGGGAGCGCATCAAGTAGTTCCGGTGTAAATGGATACCGGCTCATTTTTCACAACCCCAAAAGTCCCAGTATTTTCTCCAAATCCCATTACTCGACCTCCGTTTCTTCCTCGGTCACCATGTCCTGTGCCTTTGGCAACGCCGCCTTTGCGGTGGCTTCGTCCTCGTTCATGTATTTTGCCCGGAATTCCCAGGCGTTCATAATTCCTGCGTTGAGCATTTGCAGGTCGCGGGCAAATTCGCTCTGCTTGTCCTCAATGATGGAATCATCAAAATCAATGCTGATTTCAACATTTTCATCAAGCCCTGCGCCCAGTGCCTTATTACCAAGCCGCAGAAGGACCCTGCAAAGCTCAACCAGAGCACTTTCCAAAATGACTTCATGCTTTTTGATCGTGCGGAACATGGTACTATTCTCGCTGATTACCTGCGTGGCCGTTGCCATGTTGCCGCCATCGAATCGATAATAGGTTTCACCGAACCCGCATTTGCTGGAAAGCATATTGAGTTGGTCTTGCAGGCCGACATTCAGCGCAGCCGTCCGAAGTTCCGGTGCAACGGTCTCAACAACGCTCCCCTGCTGTGTATCTTCCGGTAGAAGGTAAAACCGCCTGTCATCGTCATCCAGTGTCGGTTCACCGTCTTCATACTTTGTCGCTGGCATTTTGACCATCATCATCATGGGGCCGTTTTCAAACTCATTTACGTAACAGTCATACGCAGTATCAACGCCGCGAAGAACATCAATGGAATTTGCAAAAACGGAAATGCCAACAGGCAGAAGATAATTGAAGTTGTTTGCAATGTTCGGCTTGTCAATTACAAACTGCCGTTTATTGCTTCCGGTGTATACCACAGGGGGAATGCGCTCAAACCCGGAAACATTCTTCAAATCTTCATCGGACAGTTGCTCGTTCTGGTATCGGTAAATTCGGTTTTCGATTACATACGTCCCATCATTCGCTCTGCGGTGAATCTGGAAATACACATAATCCTTTCCGTCTCGCGTAACCCTGGAAGTAAAAGCGCAATCATAAATAAAGCCGTTCTGCCATGCAAGTGGGTAAATGTCATGCATCGTGGCATAATCAATCGCAATGCTGGACGCGTCACCGGGGATGATCTCGCCGGAATCCGTCACGCCCTGCCCAGTCACGCGGGGGATATATGCCACCGTCCCCAGTGCGGATTTCATCTCCTGCATCTCATTAGCTTTGACGGTGAAATTGTTCTCCGCCAAAACGCGATCAATGAAATCCTGTTCCTTTTTGCCCTCAAGCGTGATCTTGACTTTTTCGTTCATGAGCAGGTTCGCCCAGTCCTCGCAGACCTTTTTCCCCATGCTGAGCGTTGCTCTATTGTGTTTAGTCCACTTGTGGCCGTTATATCTGCGGTACTGGTGGAAGCCCTTCACTTTACCAACGTACCACGATTCCCACAGATCAACTTGCCCATAAAACTCTTCAGAGATTGTTGTATAGCCAAGCTCTTTTAACTTTTGGATAACTGCACTGCTCATGCAATAACTCCCATTCTGCGGCTGACAGGCTCCAACGCATACCGAGTCGCGTCAATCAGGTGGTTGTTCGCGTCTGGGTATCCGCTAATAATGTCACCGTCTTTGTTTCGTTCGTATTCGTATCCAACAAATTCATCGTAAGCGTGCGGTGTGCGTCGCCTATCAATAACAATCGTTCTCCGCTGCAAAAACTTCATGCCATATTCCACAGAGCCGGGGCCTTTGACCGCTTCATACGCAGGTAGCCCCATTGCGCGGAGATCAGCAACGCTCTTCGGCTCGGCGCTGTCGCAGATCGTCCTGATGTTGTTATATCCGCGTTTCTTAATCATAGTCGCGCTTTGTTCGTTGGATAATTTGTTTTGGTAAATCTCGTCCAGCAGATAGATGGTCTCTCGCGCCCGATCATAATGCAGCCGGATAAAAGCAAACGGGTCGGGGAACCAGCCGAAATCCACCCCCTGATAGATGCGGTCGAAACTTTTGACTTCTTCATCGGTAATCTTCCGCAGTTCCAGCTTGTCAAACACATTTCCGCCGGTCCCTACCGGGATACCGAGATATTCGTGCTGATATGCCCGCTCGTCCGTCTCTTTCAGGTGTTCCGCTTCTGCAAGAAACTGTTCTCCCAACCACTCCGGCGGCGCTTGCAGATACGTAGACTTATGACACAAGCGGTCATCCCGTTCCTCCAAGCTGTCTTTGTTCGCCCAGTTGTCGCGCGAAATTGGCGGGTTATAGCTCTCAAAATTCCAGAACATCGAGCCACCGCGCATGGTCGACTGCAAAATGGTTCGGATTTCCGCACGACCGGCAAACTGGTCTTTTTCTTCAAAGTGCGTCACGGCAATGTAGCCAAACGGCACCTTGATAGACTTGATCTTCATCGGATCATCAGCGCCGCGAAACATGATCTTCTGGCCTGTCGGCTTATAGATCAGCTCCATCGGGGATACTTTCGCTTCCCAATACGCCGCCATGCCCAGCTCGCCGATTGCCCAGATATACTGTGCATAAACGCTATCGCGGATTGTATTTGCCACTTTGCGCAAGACAAGCGCATGCGTTCCCGGATTGCCAACCAGCAAAAGCGGTACAAGAATTGATACTGTAGATGATTTTAGTGAGCCACGCCCGCCGCTAAAATCGTAGTGCGTATGCCCATGCCTAAAAATGTCATGTGCAATGCTATAAAACGCAGGGCCGATCTTTTCTGACAAGAGAATATCAGACATCGATAATCACCTTGACACCGTCCGCATTGACGTTCTGCTCCACAATATCTTTTTGCTCAAGGTACTGTTTCCCCAGCCAAATAGCCATGCTTGCGTTCTTTTCGGCCAGCTTCCACTGCGCTCTCCGCAGGCTCGACTTTCCCACCTGACTCTTGCTTTTATATGTGTCCGCAAAAGTCATTTTGTACGTCCGTTTGCACCATCGATTCAGGGTGTCCGCGCTGCACTCAAGCACTCCGCAGATTTCTGCTTCCGTGCACTGGATGCCGCATAGGTTCTCAAACAGCTTTTGATTTATTACCTTTTTCGGCCTTCCAGTCCGTGCCACTTCCACCCCTCCATTCCTTAATATTCGATCATGCCAGAGATTTCTTCCTCGCAGTCAGCTTTCTCGCCACCAATGTATGCAGGCCATTCATGGCCCCTGTAATATCGCCGGACTTAATCAGCCCGTTCAGTGTTTTCATTTGCTGTGTAGATAAATACTGCTGGTTTTTCTTCAACATCCTCCGCGCAGTCGCCTGAGCATCAGTCATGCAGAAGCACCGCCTTTTCCCCTGCAAGGTTTTCCCATCGTTCGATAATGACATCGCAATACTTTGGGTCAAGTTCCATCATGTAGCAAGTGCGGTCTAACTGTTCACAAGCGATAAGGGTCGAACCGCTACCTCCAAACAAGTCAAGCACTTTTTCATTCTTTTTACTGCTATTTTCTAAAGCCTTGCAAATAAATCCAATCGGCTTTGGCGTGGTGTGACCATAAACGGATTTTCTATCAAACTTCCAAACAGATGTCTGCTTTCTATCTCCAAAAAATCTATGCGTTCCATTATCAAACCAGCCATAAAGGCAAGGCTCGTGAATAGACTGATAATCTCCCTGTGACAAAACAAGGCTTTGCTTCTCCCAGATAATCGTCGAAGAAAAGTGGCAGAAAGAACGAAAAACTGCGTGGAAAATATCCGCACACTTGTCGCTATGAAAACAATACACGCTTGCACCATCAATACAATTTTCTTTATAATTCTCAAAAGCAGATGTCAGCAAATCTTCAAGACCGCTTCTGCTGTCGTTATTTATCCCCTCGTAATCTACGCCATACGGTGGATCAGTAAACACCATATCCGCTTTTTTGCCATCCATCAGCAATTCCACGGTTTCCTTGTCGGTGCTGTCGCCACACATCAGCCTATGTCTGCCCAACTGCCAAATATCACCCATCTTGGTAATGGGCTCCGATTCTTCGTCAACTTCCGGTGCTTCGTCCTCAACAACGTTTTCTGTTTGGCCTTCTGGAAGTCCCCAGTCAAAGTCAAAAGCCGACAGGTCAAGCCCCGGCAGCTCATCCGCCAGCAGGTCAAAGTCCCAGTCGCTTTCGTTGCTCTTGTTATCCACCAGCCGCAGGGCGTTCACCTGCTCCGGTGTGAGATCGTCCACGCAGACACAGGGCACTTCTTCCATGCCCAGCTTCTTTGCCGCCAGAGCGCGGCAGTGGCCGATTACAATTACGCCGTCACGGTCAATCACAATCGGCTGCACAAAACCATACTGCTTGATGCTCTCCGCAACGTTGTTGATTTGCCGCTTATCATGCTTTTTTGCGTTTGCGGCATACGGCACAATATCCGCAAGCCGCCGTTTTGTGATTTCCATGCCATCCTCCTGTTTTGCTACCGGTAATAATTTACTCCACGATCATCCAGTCATCGGCAAGCATATCCGCCTGCGATGCCAGCCAGCCGAGCTGCACGCCGGATGTGCCGACAAAAGCAAGCGCTTTGTTACCGATAGCTTCGTGATTGGCGTTGATCACCTCATGCGCAGCATTCTCATAGCTGATGCGCTCCGCAAGCTCGACATACTGATTCTTTCCATTCCATCCGCGACGGGCAATTCTCTTCCCTTTCTTCGCTGCTTCAATGGCAAGGCCAAAGCTCAGGCAGTCTGTTTCCCGATATGCGGCCTCGAACACATACTTTGGGCTAAAGCTCTCGTAACCGTCCTGGTAGCGGACCTTGTAGCCATCTTCCTCGGGGTCCATACTCTTGGGGATGGGCTGGTCCTTCTCGTAGACCGTGCCACCCTTGCGAATAGCAGGGGCTGCCTCAATGATTTTCGTGCCAACATACTTTTTCATTTTCATTTCGCATAACCTCTTAACATTATTTTGCTACCAGCCCCCACCCCTTGGCCTTACATAGCAGACTTTACCCGCCCCGAGGGGCATACACATCTTGCGTGTCCGGATCTCCCTGAGCCAAACATGGTACGCAAGGTCTTTTTATCGGCTCCCGGCTGCGCTGCGTCTTCCTACCAGCCATCAGGAACTTGGCAATTATACCAGCCGCCTGATACTTAGCTTTTTACGCTTCCTCGCCCGCTGGCCGGGATGGTACGGCATTGCAGTCCTGCCCTGCTTTAGCGCTTCAGGGAAAGTCCCCGTCACTCGCTGTGGTCTCCCCTTACGAGGCACCTATGCCGTGAATGTCCCTCCTGGGACACATCGTTGAGAGGTGCGGAGGGTCCTGTGCCCCGATTTGTCAGGCTCTCAAAGTCCTATTGCGTCGTGGCTCGCGCGTCGCGCTCCTGAGCGACTTGCCCTCGTTGCTATTTCCGAGACGTCAGGTTGATCTATCGCGTTTCCTGCGACTGACTTTCACAGTCGGGTGCGACCCGGTATTCTGGTGCAGACGGCTGGGTTTGAACCAGCGCATACCTCCTGGTGCGGTGCTCTGCCTACTGAGCTACGTCTGCATACCCCCGGCATTCCGCCGGGGTCAGGAGGAAAGAAAGGATGGATGGAATGAGGATACGGATATAACCCCGCACCCTCATTCTCGCACATATTTTTCTACGCTTGCCCCGAATTGGGGGCAAAGACTATTTTTTTTTGCGATACTATAAAGGTTTACTCTCTCTCTCGCTCGCCCTCGTCCCATACAAGCTCATCCAAGCTGACGTGGTAATGATTCGCTATCAGCTTCAACTGGCTGAGAGCCGGTTCGTTTTCCCCGGTTTCGTACTTCCGCAGCGTATCATGCCCGATCCCAATCAGCTCCGCTTTCACTCTCATACTTTTAGCAGGCCGCTCAGATTCTCTCAATTTGCGCAGCCGCTCCGGAAATGTGCTCATGCTATCACCTCGATCATACGCACTCCCCAATCTTCCGCAGCAGTGCCACCAAGTCATAAAAACAATGCGGGTCTAACCCGGTCTCTTTCTTGATGCGCTCAAACCTGTAGCCAGCCGTATTGCGGTGCATATAGACCTGCCGTGCAGCCTGCTACAGGATCATGTCGTTTTCCGCATATGCCCTTAGCAGGGCTTCATCGTCGTTTGTCATGTTACCTCCCGTATGTCACTTTCCGCAGCTCGTGATACCGATCCGGGAATGGAATCAAGGTCATACGATCCCGGATGATCTCCGCCAAAATGCGATCCATGTGTTCCTGGCACACGTCCGCAGCTGGATCCTTACAATTCAGCGCCGGTTTGTACTCGCGCTGGGTATCACCCCAGTCTTTTGTCAGGCGCATAACCCGGTCGAATCCCCACCCGTTCTTCTGGTGGATCGTGATCTGGAGGGTGTCTGTGGCAAACTGCAAGGCCATGGCAGCCCCGGCATTAAACGCTGCATCCAGCTCCGCGTTCCGCCGCTGCAAATACCCGGACTGTTTAGCCATCATTTCCGTCCTTTCTCTTGCCGTAGCTGCAAAACGTCGATTCCAGATTCCGCAAAGTGCAGTCCCATACCCTGCAATAATCAACGCTCTTACCGTGGCACGGCTCCTGCACCCACCCTTTATGCTTGCAGTCCTTGCACCGCGTCACGACCACGGCATCCACGGTGGGAGCGTCTTCCACCTTCTTTTTTAGCAAGGCATAAGCTATTTCCAGAGCTTTCCCGCTTCCCAGAACAAGCGCTTTATCGGAATTTTCGTCTGCTTTCAGGATTGCGTCAGCATCAACCAGCCTCATGGTTAGCACCTCCGTCCATCTTGGCCCCGCATACAGGGCAGTAATTCCAGTTGTTCAGGTGATACTCACTCTCTGTCAGTGCGCAGCCGCAGTTGGTACACCTGACGGCTGTAGAACCACTCGGGAACGTATATCTCCCGGAATCATCCCACCGCCCATGCACCACCGGTTCCCAGTCCTTGAGGTTCTCCGCTTGCTGGTTCACCCATTCCTGAGATACCTTTGCGTTATGTTCTGCGGTGCGGAGCAGTTCGATAATCTCCCTTTTGGGCATCCTAAGTAGAGTGCTGTCGGCTAACGGCTTATACATTTTCGTTACCTCCGTCCATCTTGGCCCCGCAGTTGGGGCAGTAGATATATTCGTTGTTAAAGGAAATGCCCCCGCAGACGGAACAAGCCCATCCATACGGTGCGTGTTTTGGCAGTTCCCCAAAACCGGCATCCGACCACCGCCCATGCACCACCGGGGCCACGTCGGCGGCGGGGGCCACGCGAAGCAGTCCTGCCGCAATATCCAAGCCATCACAGCGCCCGACTAAATATTGGTTGCTCGCACTGTTATAATACCTGTTTCTGCTGTCAACAATCGCCTTAATCGTTGCTTCCCGCTTAATGTATTCAGCCATCTTCACCCCTCCTTGAACGCATTGTAATGGCACCCCATACACTTGGGAAACACATCGTCAGGGTTTTCTTCCTGATACTCTGCAAATTTTTGTGCCTTTTCTCTGGACTCGAAAACAGAAGAATAGTGAACGACCGGATTTGTATTCCGTCTGTAAGATGGGCTGTAAATGCCGCAATAGAGTGCGCCCTGATAGTCGCAGCATACAATTTCTTTGATTGTCCCCTTGTACACTTTGTTGGAGCAATTCACCCACCAAACGGTATCTCCAACATTCAGTTTTGTTTTAATATCAGCCATTGTCAGCCCTCCTCAAACAGCGACTTATACGCTGCCATCAAGTTTGTATCGTTTGTCTGAAAGTCCATGCAGCAGTTCCAGACCCTGATTCCTCCATTTTCATCTACTATACGGACGATTTTTTCGGACGGGAACGGTTCACCTAATCGGGCGTTTTCCATTGCATCCCAAATCGGACAGCCGCCATTTTCCGGGAACTCCGGGAATCCATCCTCCCGGAGTTTCCCTTTACTGCATCTTTTGCAGAAATAATAGAGAAAGTTTTCATATTCTGTGCCGCTGCTAAACGGTGTGGATGGTTTTATTTCCATAATTCAAGCCCCCCAAGATCAGTTTGTTCTTTCGATGTATTCAGCCATTATCAGCCTTCCTCCACATAGCACCAGCTCTGGGGCGGGTGCTTGATGTCATATGGCGCTGCGCCGAATCTCGTATTGCGTAATCCGGTAAACTCTCTCAGTTCGCGCGGCGTATCATAAATGCGCAGGTCGGCAATGTGCCAAAAATAGGCTTTCCAATCTTCGTCCCCAAAGTAAGAAAGCACATCATCGTCGCTCAGGCATCCATCTTTTTTGCACAATTCCAGTGCCTTTGTTTCGTGCATTGGCATGACGCTCCCAGATGGAGCGACGGCATAGGCCCACTCGCTGTATGCGGAGTCAAAAGATTGAATCCAGTCACAAGTAAACTCTCCAATGATCTTGCCGTTAGCCTTGCGGATTTTCCCGTCTGCACCGTGCAGCTCAAGAATGTTGTGCGGGTCCTTCGCGTCAGGCATCGTACAGTAGATGTACGCCTTGAACGGCGTTTCCAGCTTTGGCCTGGTCTTGCGGACTTCGATAGTCTTTTCAGCGGAGGCAATCTTTTGACACCACTGCGGGCGGATGCTGATAAGCACGGCTTTACTCATCCTTCTTCGCCTCCAATGCTTTCTCCGCCGCCTCGCGGGTCAGAAATACGGTTTGACCAAATGCCCCAAATGGCGCATAGTACGAGTCTTTTGAGCGTCCCAAGGGCCTGATAGCAAAAACCTTTCGCCAACCGTCCAAAACAGCGCGCTCAACCTCACACTCCCACACATGTGTTTGGTTATCAAGCAGTGCAAATACATGCTCTCCGGATTGGCACGGCAGTACCACCACGCGCCCGTCCTTGTCGGCCTCCATCAGTGCGACAATGCGTTTAAATGTCACGCCCTTACTGATAGCCTCATCCTCAAAGGTCTTGTAATTGGCGCACATCGCAGGTTCCAGGCCCGTGTCCTCATATTGCATGAGCCTGCCCCGCAGTTCTGCGTATGACCATGCTGCGGTATAAAGCAGGGCAAGCAGGCCTGTCGGCTCATCAGGGCCGTCCAGCAAAAGCTCACCCATCGCATAGTCTACGCCATCATCATCCATTGAAAAGTCCAAGTCCGGCAGCAAAATCTTTGCGGCTTTGCGGATAAAATCGTAGAGCCGGATGTCTGGGTAATCCGGGCCATCACCTCCGCCCCGCACCCACGTTTCGGAGCCTTTGATGTAAAACAGATTCAGGGCGGCATCAAGGTTGTTATCCGGGCAATTAGTTGTCAGTCTTTTCATTTACCTTTCCTCCTTCGGCGGTTCCGGCAGCGGCATCCACGCCAAAGCACGAGCATTTGTTCCATTGGCAACTTCACCGCCCCAGCGCCCGTTGTTTTGATATCCGAGTGCGTAATTTACAAACATTCCATTAAAGTCTCCATGGCGGAAATACTCACCCCAACACAGCACTTTCCGAAAATTCTCCGGTAGCCGCTCCTCCACCGGGATCCAGCGGGGCAACTGCCCCCGCAGCTTCTCAATCTCCTGCTGGAGCGCCGCGATGTGTGCGTTTTGATTCTCCAGCCGGTCGGCGGCTTCCGCCAGGTCATCGCCCAGCGTAAGGGGCGTTTCCCACTCATTTGTCCGCGCCCATTCTGCGTGCTCACGCAGAGCATTTACGAGGTTTGTATCTCTCATAATTCATCCCCCAATCTCCAATCATCGTTCCGCACCTGAAACGCGTCGCCCAGCTGCACTGTGTCCGGGAAATTGTGCTGCGTGGTCTGGATGGCGTACTTGTCGATCTCGGTCGCGTAGTATCTGAGCAACCACGGCTGTACGCCAAGCTTGTCCAGTGCGATATGGCCGCAGCTCATACCGTCGTACATTGAAAGCACTTCCACCGGCTCCGCCGTCAGCCCGGTAAAATGGCTCATGATGTGCGCGATCACGTCCACCGTCCAGCCGTTGCCCAGCATCTTATAGGCTTGGGTGGCGCTGACAGGGAAAACATACTCCTCCGGCACGGTCTGGAGGCGCATACACTCGCGGACCGTCAGCTTGCGAATGATGTAAAAGCCGTCTGCCAGTTTAATGGGGTATGTCTTTTCTTTGATGGTGATCCGCCCGCCGCGAACCTCATAGACAGGCATTTGCTTTCCGTCCGCCGCCTCGATCACCAGGCGGCTTTGGTGTCCGGTTGCGGCCACGGCGTTGCTTTTCTGGTCGTCCCTCATTTCAAAGGCCGAACCGTTTTCGCGCCCACGCCACGCCATACCGGCAGGCACCGCATACAGGCCGGTAGCTGCTCCGTCAGCCCCGCCGCCGTTTGGTCTTGCCTGGAGGGAAACGCTTTTCCCGTCCGTGCTGTATATGCGGCGGCTCTGGCTTGTGCCCAGTTCTCCGTCCTTGTTCGGCATGGCACCGACGCGGACGGGGACGGCTACACAGGTTTTACGGTCCACGGTATTTCCCACCAGGTTGCGGATCCCGTCTTTGTAGTAGGTAGCCCGCAGACATTGCGCTTTCCCGTCCGCTGTCATGTTGACCGGCTCCGCCGCCATAGGTGCAGGGAAGTGCCCTCCGTCCATGGCGCTTGTGGCGGAAGATTTGAAGTAGTTGGCTTTCAGCGTATACGCCTTTTCCCTCCAGCAGACGCCGCTTTCCAAAATGTCCCGCAACAAAATACATCTGTCCTCCGGCTGCTCCACTGCCACCTGACTGTATGTGCCGTCCGGCTCGCGCTTGCCCACCCAGTAGAGCCGCTGGCGGTTCTGCGCCGATACCAGCGCGGAATTGATAAGCACGGGTTCCACGCCTAACTCCGCCGTGATCTGCGCCCGGATAACGGGCGACATGGACTTGTTGTTCTCGTAGAGAAAGAAATCCGGCTTGTACTTGTCGCGGGCGATACGGTAGTTTAGAAACAGCTCCCAGCCTATGCCGCTGGCTTCGGTTTCGCGGTTCTTCGTCTGCGCGATGCTCCAATGTGTGCAGGGGCTTCCGCCGATCAATAGTTTCATACGTCCTCCACCTCCTGCATCCAGAACTCCTTTTTGCACTCAAAGCAAGTTCGCTTGTTGCAGTCGATACCCGTATTGCCGAATACATCCATTGGGCAAGCATTAAGGCATCCCGAATCAGTTTGTGCGTTCGGAAACAGCTTCAAGAACTCGCTCTGCCTGGTTTTGACGGGGTGCGCGGCGTCCCATCGCTCGACAAACTTCACCGCCCGTGTATTATCTCTTGCTGTCCTATAATCGTTGTAGCGCATTTTTTCTTCGGTAGATCCCCTTTTGCTGAGACGGTCAACCTTGTTCAAAAACTCCACAGCATCCATCATTCTGCCTCCTCAATTTCCACGCGGATCGTATCTCCGCTCCAAAATTTGTGTTCCACGGCGCGGAACCACTCAGGGTTGTCGTCCGACAAAATGTAGCCCTTCATCGCGTCTACAAAGGCTTTGCCCAGCGCGCCGTGATTGTCAACGTCCAGATTGTCATTCCAGAAAAATGTCACCTTGACGGGGTGATTTACCAGACGTTTTGCAATTCCTGCTTTTCGCATCGCCCAGTGGGCCAGCTCGTGCAGCTCTTCCGCGTCCTTCTTCCGCTGCGACCAATGCTTACCGGCGTAATACGCGTTCAGGCCAAACCGCTTGTTCCACGCCGCTTTACCGCGCTTTGTTGCCGGATAGGGGATTTCAAATGCAATCACCGCTTTTCCTCCTCACAAGTAAACAAACTGATCTGCGCCGTGTGTTCCGCAAAGCGCTTTTCCTGCGCCTGAAAATAGTAATGGTCGATCTCACACCCAACAAAGTCCAGCCCAGCGTCCCATGCGGCGATCCGGCTCGATCCACTTCCTAAATGCGTGTCTAATATTCTGTCGCCCGCCTTTGCAAAGCGTGAGAATATCCACGCATACAGAGCGATAGGCTTTTGCGTCGGGTGGATTGTCCCGCCCTCGCGCGCAAGTTGCCCGCGGTTAATTATTACAACTCTTGTCGGGGTATCAAATGAGGAATAGGCCAGCTCGCAGTCACTCATAGTCAAATCCTGTTGGCCTTTGTACCACACGATCCAGCCTTTATGCCCATGTTCCAGCGCGGTGACAAAATAATTTGCACCCCATATAATTTGGTTCTTTGAAACACGCTCCAGCTCTCTAAAATACTCCAGAGGCGGTATGTGCGTGTCCCACCCCCTTTTTGCGTGTTCCTTTCGGTTATGCTTTGGGTTCTTGTTGATAGACAATTTTTGACCGTCTATTCCGATTCCATAAGGCGGGTCCACTACGGCCAGATCAAACGCCTTGTCCTGCAGCGTCCGCATATACTCCATGCAGTCCATGTTATAGGCTACGTTCACCGCTTTTCCTCCTTGCCGTTGGTAATGACGCTGACCACGCGGACGCGGCCCAGAGGCTCCAGCAGCATAGCTACCGCCTCCTTCGTTCCCTGCGTATCCTCGCCGTAAATATCAACCACGATCCGCATCATTTCCCAGATCACCATCCAATTCCAGGTACGGCTGGAAGGAGCGCATTTTTTTGCCGCACCTTGCGCACTTGTAGTTATACATGGCATCGCAGCAGCCTGCTCCATCGTAGCTGTAATCAACTCCGGTGCGTTTCCAGTCATGCTGCTCGCATGGGCAAAGCCGCTCTTCCAGCTCTGCCACTCGATAACTCAGCCGGACTATTTCTGCTTTCAAGCGCTTATTTCCAAACATTTTTCAATCATCCCCTCCTGAATTTTGGGCAGGAACGGACGCTAAAAGATTTCTCTACAAACTTCCCGCTGACCGTCCGTGTTGTGGCTATCGCATCCCAGCCGGGAACAGGCTCAAACCGCGCCGCCCACTCGCAGCCGCCGTATACATTGGCGCAGTCCCAACAAAGCTGCTGAGACTGGTACGTCACATCCGGCGTCCTTGCCGCCTTCCATCTCCGGCATGGGCGCAACAGCTCGGCCAGCTTAAAATCTCCCGCCATCACACATACCCCCAAGCGTCCTCGCATTTGCTGCCGGGGCCTTTCGCGCCCTTGCGGCCACCGCGGTCCTGTTCTTTCGCCAGCCAGCGGGTAATGAATCCGCGCACACCACGCGCCGTTTTCCGCTTCGCCGGGTTATTCAGGCACCATTCCCGCATTTCCCGCAACTGCTGTATCACGTCGACAGCAGGGTACACGCCTGCCCATTCCTGGCATTGCTCCTGCGACACCGGATATTCAGTGCCGTCATTGAGGGGGATGGAAACCACCGGCGGGGATGCCGTTTGCGGCTCGCCGCCTACTTCTTCTGGATTCTGGATTCTGGATTCTGGATTCTGGATTGGATTACGGGCGCATTTGCTTTCACCTGCTTGCAATTGATTGCAATTGATTTCAGATGTAATCAATCCGTCAGCAGGTGCCGGGAATTTGCTTACTTTGTTCCTCACCGTCTGGTGTTCGCTCCAGTTCGGAAAACATAGGTACGGTTCTCCGTCAACTTCATAGAGGATCACAGAGCCTATGGTCGCCAATTCTGCAAGCGTCTTACTGATCGTTCCCTCAGTCACACCTTTTCTGCGGGGGAATACAAAGCCTTTGAGCAATTCCGGGTCTGCGCTGCCGCGCCCATAATCATCAACGTAGGTGATCAGGTACGCCCACAACCGGAATTGGAAATCCGACATTGCATTGATGCTTTTGCTCGTCCTGATGCTATCCTTGATGATCCTGTTCGGCATTCGCCCACCGCCTTAGAACGGGAAGTCCCCAGCATCCTCGATCTCGCTGAAACCGCCCTGCGGTTCGCTCTGCGCCGTTTCCCCGCCGTCCCGCTTGGAATCGCCAAAGTACACGCTGTCTGCCACAATCTCGGCGCTGCGGCGTTTATTGCCGTCCTTGTCCGTCCAGTCACGGATCTGCAAGCGGCCCTCCACTACGGCCATGCGGCCCTTAGAGAAATACTTGCTCACAAATTCTGCGGTGTTGCGCCATGCCACCACGTCGATGAAATCCGTTTCCTTCTCGCCGGATTGGGACTTAAAATCCCGGTCCACCGCCACGGTGAAGGATGCCACCGCCGTGCCGCTGTTGGTGCGGCGCAATTCAGGGTCACGGGTCATCCGGCCCATCACAATAATTCTGTTCAGCATGAAATAGCTCCCTTTCTGTAAATCATGTCCTCCCGGTTCCAATCCGGGTAAAATGCTTTCATGTGCGCCACCAGCCGCACATAGATGCGCTCGCGGTCTCGTAATGGCCCCTCGTCAAACAGGCGATGGCAACGGGGGCAGAGGGTTGCAATGTTCTGCTCAATTCCTCTGCCGCCCTGCGAACGTCGTACCACATGGGCCACCGGCGCGCCTGCGGGAGACCCGCAGATCACGCACTGGTGATTGTCCCGCGCCCATACAACAACCTTCACGGATTGCGGAATGGACGTGGCCTTTGTCATTTTGTGCATCCCCATTCCTCCATCATCCCTGCCAGCTTGTCCGGAGGCAGGGTCTCAATACCTTGCTCCACACAGTCCTGCACCGCCATATCGATCAAATGTGACATTTGCCGGGTGTTGTAGGTGCTGGAGCCGTAATACAAAATCACGTTGGTGCAGCCGGGGATCCTGCTTGCCATGGTATCCGTCTGCCAGCCAAGCCCATTGTGTTCCCACCCGTTCCGCAGCTTTTCCACGGCTGAATCGATCACGCAGACCATTTCATGATTGCCGCCGATCTCCCGAATGTATCTCCGGTAAATATCCGTCTTGGGAATCCGCAGCTTTTCAGCCAGCCGGTCAACCAGAACCCAGAAGTACGCATTCGCGTCGAGGCTCCGCTTCTCCCGGTGTTCTTTGATCTCCACGTCATAGACTTGACCCTCTTTCAGTGCGTCAAGCACCTGTCGCGCCTTGTTGGTCTGGACGCACAACCAATCACCGGTGGCATCCATCGTCCAGCGGAACGCCTTGGTGTTAACCAGTTGCATAAAATTCCTCCATGCTGGGCCAATGCCCTGTCCGCAAGCATCTTGCCAAATACCGAAGCCTTGGCAAATACGCGTCTCTCACCCAACACTCATCATACTGGACTTCATGGCTGGATAATCGCCGGGTGTCCACTGCCAAAAAGTAATTCTGCATTTCGGCCTCAGTCAAACGGTATGCCACAATGTTGCATCGCTTCCGATGTCTCCAAAAACCGTAGCCGCTGGCAAACATTTCAACCTGGCATTGTTGCCAATATGCTTTGCTGACCTTAAATACCGGTTTCCCGTAGGTTTTTACCTCAATGATCGTATCCGGAAACTCGCCGTCATAATTTACCCGCAGCCGATATCGCCGTATGCGAATCTGCTTGTCCATAGTTCTTACGCCAATTGCTGACAAGATGCGATGCTCATATGCCGTTCCGGCCTGCATGGCGGGCGTCGTAAAGTGTTCTTTACGAATCCCTATTTTTTGCAGCCACCAGCGGCGGAATGTTTCCGTGTCCCACCGACCCATGATGATTGCTGTGTCTGATGCCCCAAACCATCCGCTCCGGTCATGGTTGTGGATCATAGCCGCATCACAGCCTTTTCCAGCTTATCAATCGTTGCGAAATATCCAAGCATTGTGCCTAACTGTTTTTCGTTGATATTCAATGCGTGCAGCAGATCTTTGTGGTCAAGACCCCGCTGCTCTTTTGCCGTAATGAGCCGTTCCAGTCTCTCCTTGATGGCCCAGATGCTATGACGGCTCAAATCATCCTCGCCGTCATCCGCATCGGATTCCGCCCATAAGTCAAATCCAAGACCGGTTCTGATGGCAACGCCCTTCACAAATGCTCTGGCAAGGGCATTGTTGATCCGCAGCTGGTTCAGAGTGTCAGTGTAAACCACCAGGGATCCATTCAGCAGCGGCGTATCGTATACAAATTCCAAATCATCAATGTGGATCAACACCCGCACAAACCAGCATTCCGTATCGCGCCCTTTGCTGGTGGACACTTTTGCTTGGGGCCAAAGATAAGTGTGAGTGGTTGGGCACTCCACCGGCGCATACCACACATCATTTGCTCCGTTTTCGTGCAGCAGCTTCACACATTTGCCCCAACTCAAATACGGGACTTTGATTGTCTTGCCGTTTTCGTCTTTGGCATCCCGCGTATCGCATTGTGGACGCACATCGATTTTAATTAACTCGTTAAATGATTTCAGTGCCATTTTCTTTCCTCCTATATCTCGCAAACCGCACAGTCTCGCCATAGCGGTTCTTCTGTGTGACCGTCTCCACGTCCAGCGCCACGCCGTCCCGCCGCAAGTCAGAGACCCGCGCCGTGAAATTGGCGATGCCGCACTCGCTCATGGCCTCGGCCCGTGTGATACTGCCGTGTTCATCCAGATACTTCAAGATCCGCTCACACTGGTTCATATCAGCCCTCCGGGATGTCGATAATTGCGATCCCCATGGCCCGTGCCACGGCTTCCGGATCGCTGTCAACCTCATCCTTGAGCCAATCCTTCGCGCACTCCGGGCAGTAGCACTCGCCGTTGATCAAAAACCCCGGAGCCACATCGTCAAACGCATTGGGGTTCATGACGATGGAACATCTCGCACACACTGGATAAATTTTCATTTCCACGCATCCCCTCTCTTCCACGCCTTCGTGGCGTTGGATTGCTGGGCGTAACCCGCTGTGATCGCGCCGCAGGTGGCACATCGTACATAGTGCTTAAACGGCGCGTCCGTGGACTGCACACGCTCACCGCTGTCCATCCCGCACACCGGGCAAAGATCCAGCGGATGGCGCTCATGCCGGTTCGCTCTGTTCATCGCGCGCTCACCACCATGTACGCAATGGTGATCAGCAGCAGGGTCAGAAAACTCATAAAGCCAATCCATGCGGAGGCATCCGCCTTCCGCTGCTCTCTGGTGCGCCGGTCATGCTTTCTCATGTGGATTCCCTCCTTCGATGAAATCTACAATCTTGAATACCCAAGTGGCCGCATAGGTCACGCCCAGGATCATAAAAAACAGGTTCCAGCTCATTGTTTGATGTCCCCCTCTTTGGTGTAAACACCGTCAAACTCAAGGCCATGCTCCCTCGACCAGATCTTGCCGAACTCCGTCATGATCTTCACCGGGTCAGGCGGAGACACCCAGATCACCCGGTATTCGATTTTTCGTTTCTTCGCCATTGCCTTTTCCTTTCCCCTGTGCTAAAATAGCCACAGGACACATATCTGAACCTAAGATTTGTTCCGCCGCCCTGCCCGGTCTGCTACACCGGGCGGGGCATTTTTTATTCCCCATCGCTGGATTCGAACAGTTCGTCCACCGTCACGCCGTACATCCTCGCCAGCTTCTTGTGGTACTTCCGTGCCGGTCGCCAGTCTCCCAGTTCCCAATGCGTCACACAGGACAAGTCCACATTCAGTTTCTTTGCTACCTGTGCACGGGTCAGGTTGGAACGTTCTCGAAGTTCCTTCAATGCCAAGTCATGTGCCCTCCTTTCGGTGTGAGAATTCATTGACTGCGGCAGAAATATGTGGTATGGTAAGCATGGGAGTTAAACTACGCGCCAAATGGCGTACTCTGTTGCAGAGGGGTATTCCATTTAGCAAACGAGTTCGCTTCCAACCGCCCCGAAGTTTGTTGCAGAGACTTCGGGGCGGTTTTTTATCTCTGCCGCAGTCAATACCCGCCGAAACCTCATGAATGTGAGAAATCACGCTTGACACGACCCGGAAAGCGTATTACAATGAAATCGCCAAAAGACATTGCAAGAGCCGCTTTTATGGGGGCTGGCTTTCGTGTACCCTTTTCCGGTGGGCTTAGGTATATGATACCTCACAAAATTCGGTTTGTCAATTAGCTTAACCGAATTTCATCGGTTTTGGATAAGTGCACAATTTCGGGGGTTGTTTATTATGGATGTTGTACTTGAGCGAATTCTGTCTTTGCTTCCTTGCGGTGAAAACGGGAAAATAATGCGAGGGGCAAAAAAAGATTTTGCTCAAAGCATCGGGTATGACAGTGGAGATATTGTTTCAATGTGGATAAAAGGAACAAGTTTCTCTTACAAAAACAAACTTCATGAAATTGCCGCAAAATATCACGTATCCGTTGAATGGCTCCAGGGCAAAACGGAAGATAAGAGCATAAAAGAAACCCCCGCCACAGAGGGCGAGGGCTTGAGCGCAGCGCGGCAAAAACTATATGACGCTATTGCGAATTTGACCGATGAACAATGCACCAAACTTTTAGGTGTCGTGGAATGGGCAAAGGAAAACAAGTGACGTATGGAAAAGACCGCTTATAAAATTTTGAAAAAGCTATATAATTCTGAATCAATAAGTATAGACGAAATAAACCAGCTGACTAAAAAAGACGATTCCAAACCGATTGAACCTAACCAGCCCAACAAGTATGTTACTTATCTCAAAATGGATGAGATGGTAACGATATTTGATGAGGGTGGAACCGCAGACGGCGCGGGAGGAAGCGTTGATGCAACAGAATTTGTTCGCATCACTTTAGCCGGTCGGGATTATATCGAGAAACAGTGGAAAGAGCTTTTTATGTTCTGGATTCCTTACGCTATTACGACTGCCATTGCTGTAGCAGCGCTTCTCGGATAGATTCAACCTTTTCTGCTGTTAGCTCGCTCGGTTCATACTCTTTGCAAGGATTATCTTTCCCGCATCCAAGGATATAATATCCATTCCTAATGGTGTACCGTCCTACAACATACTTGCATCCAGCGCAAGCAAGGCTTTTGCACTGTGGGAGAGCAGCCTTATCAATAATGGCAGAGCGGCGCGTCTTCTCTTGCTCTGCCGCAAGTTGTTCTTTGAGTTTGCGGTTTTCTTCCCGCAGATCATTTAATTCTCTTCTTGCAATAAACATTCCAACCTCCATAAAACATATTCCACCTGACTGTCAGTAAGTGATAGCACCTCAGATTTTAGGCGCTCTCTAATAAGAATAGCATGGTTTTCTTCTTCGCATAACATTTTGTGTCCCTCCAAATAATTATAGTAACGGGGCTATATGTCGATTATTGCACTTTGTGCAGTCGAAAATATAAGAAAATGGAGAGTTGAAATGAAAAAGTTTTTGCTTATTGCGCTGTCTTCGGTTCTTGCCCTCGGCATGTTAACCGCCTGCGGGGAAACGAATCAGGCCGAGCCAGAAAACGAGCCGGTAACTCCACCCGATCTCGTTGGAGAGTGGAAGCAGACAAACAGCAATGCAGATGACGCATGGCAGGCCGCTACCATTGCCGGAGATGCCATTGAGGTGTATTGGGTATCTGATAACGGAGAAACCAAAGCCCTCTATTGGGCCGGTTCTTTCGATGCCCCTACCACGGCGGATGAGCCGTACACCTGGGAATCGGAAAATGATAAAGATCAGACCGATATGGCAATTCTCGCCAGCGGCGATGACACGAAGACGTTTACCTATCAGGACGGCGTAATCAGTTACGAAGTGTCTGCCATGGGAGTTACGCAGACCGTAAAACTTGAGAAGCAATAAGTAACTAAAGGCCCCGCCGCCCTCTGCAACAAACGGCGGGGCCTTTTTGCAGCCAGCGGGGAGCGACCGCCGCTGCTTGATTTGACCTTATCACGCTTTACCTTACTACTTCAATACCAAGACTTTGCAACATGACAGCATTCGACAGGCCCACTTTTGGCAAACTTATTGCTCAAAAACCGAAGAAATTAAGGTGATGTAAATGAACATCCAAGAAGTGTGCAGAATCCGTAAAGAAGAATTGAAACTGACCTATCAGGACATTTCCGATATTTCCGGCGTTCCGTTGTCCACTGTTCAGAACTATTTTTCTAAATTGTCGAAAGCTCCATCTTTTTATACCGTTGTTGCAATCTGTAAAGCTCTTGGCATTTCGATCGATAAGACGTGTGAAATCATAGAACACTTAACGCCGACTGAGGAAACCTTACAAGCGCGGAATGATGAGTTGGAACGCCATGTTGACGCGAAAGCGGACATGATTGAGATCATGCGGCGCGGTGTCCGTATCCGCAACAACGTGATTGCTATAATGTTTGTCATTATCGTTCTGCTGGCTGTATGGTGCTTGTACATTGATTGGAGGGGGATTTGATGAGAGCGGCACTATATATCCGCGTATCTACGGAAGAACAGGCACGGAACGGCCTGTCATTGGGGGATCAGCGGGAATCCTTGTTGGCGTATGCCGCAGACAACGGTATGGAGGTTGTCGGCGTATACGAGGATGCTGGAATATCCGCAAGAAAACCATACAAGCAGCGACCAGCACTTCTGCGCTTATTGGCAGATTGCAAGGGCGGGAAGATCGACACGATTTTATTTGTCAAGCTGGACCGTTGGTTCCGCAGTGTGGCCGGATACTACGCCGTTCAGGAAGAATTAGACCGCTGCCACGTCACATGGCAGGCCACGCGGGAAGATTACGAGACCCGCACGGCATCCGGGCGGCTAAAGGTGAATATCATGCTGTCGGTGGCACAGGACGAAGCTGACCGCACCAGCGAGCGAATCAAGGCCATTAACGAAGGCAAGCGATTGAAGGGCCAGCCTACCACATGGAGAACACCCATCGGCATCTGCGTGAAGAACCGGCACTACGCCATAGATGAAGAAACCGCTGATGCGGCGCGAGATATGTTCCCTGCCTTTATACGGCTGCAAAGCATCCTTGCACTAAGGCGGTATATGGCAACGGAGTGGGGGATCAAACGCTCGTACAACAAATACAAGGATGCGTTGTCGAATCGATTGTACTTAGGTGAGGCGTTCGGCGTGGAAAACGCATTGCCAGCGCTTGTCGATCAAGAAACCTTTAACCTTGCTCGGAGAATCCTGGAACAGCGAAGTCAGCGGAACGCCAGTGCGGATCGAATATATTTGTTTACCGGAATTCTCCGCTGCCGGGAGTGCGGCAGAAATATGCAGCCGGAGACTGTAAAACAGGTGTACAAGTACTACCGATGCAGAACGCACACACTCGACCCAGCCGACTGTCCGCACATTCTCAGAATCCGAGAAGATGTGCTTGAGGATTACCTCCTACGGGAATTTGAGGGGATCGCAAAAAAGTATTACTCCAAATCAAAAACCGCAGAAAAAAAGCCGCCCAAAACGGCGGAGCAAATCAAGCGGAAAATGCAAAAACTAAAAGACCTGTATCTGTCGGATTTGATTGAAATCGAAGAATACAAAAAAGACTATACGGACTTGAAACAGCAGCTCGCGGCAATAAACCCCGAGCCTATAAAAGAATTTGATCTCGAAACCTTACGGCGGGAATTGAAGGAATATCCTGATTTAGATCGGCAGGCAAAAAAGGAATTCTGGGTACGCACGATCCAGCGCATCGACGCAGACAATGACGGTGCGTTTTTTGTAACGCCAAGTTAGTTTTATTTTCATGTCACAAC